GATAGATTCGACGATTTGCTCGATTTGCCACTGAGGGTGCTCTTTTGCATTGTTTTTATATTCCAATAAATCGGCGATTTTTACTTTTTCTATCTGCATTGTTTTTACCTATCCGAGCCAAACAAAAAGAGCGATATAAAATCGCTCCGGGCTCCTTTCTTTTTTAGTTTTGTTAAAATGATATTGCACCAAGGATGGATGCCTTGAAAGCCCCACAGCCGAATCGAACGGCTCAGCATGGCAAAAAATAAACCTGGGCAAAGGATTTTACAAAGGAAAAAAAGAAAATCCATGCTGTACCAGTAAAGGGCATAAACGGGAGCTGCACCAAAGCCCCCGAAACTGTAGGAGTGTCAAACCTATGACATCTGTGCAGGAAGTACGCTCTCGCAACTTTCCACACTAGCAATATATCACATAAAAGCTGGGACAACAAGCGATTTTTGTCCCTTCATGAAATTAGTCCACATTTTCGCCTAATTTTTCAAGCAGCAGCATGCACGCTCGGTCACACGCCCTCATGATGACATTTTTATTCGTAAAGTGCTTTTTAGCCAAAGAGCGATAATCGTAGACATTTTCGAAATAATACTCCGATACGTACAAGCGCTGATTCGGGTCGAGCTCGTCCAATACTTCATTCACGCATTGCTGCCAAAATAGTCGATTTTGTATATAGCGCGATGATTCGACTTTTAGCATTTCATTTTCGATTGCTTTCGAGTTCGAGCCCTTCCCCTTAATCCAAGCATTACAATCCGGGTCATGCCATAACCAGCTCATGCGATGAGCAGCAATCTCCCTGTCATAATTTGGATAATCACGCAGCCGCTGCTCGGCTATTTTTTTATAACGCAAAAACCTAACCTCCTACAATAAAGATTCTAAGCGGTCCGGTCTGAACCCGAACCAGGTCTTCGTTTGGTCGGACAGTTCATCGTCAATCGATACGACCGGCAGCGACTGGAAGCCGTAATGCCGTAAGATTTCCAATGCGCCGTCCTGAACTTCCACATTGACCGTTTCAAACGGGATATTATGATTTTTTAAAAATTCCTTAGTGAAATTACACTGTGGGCAATTATCCCGTGAGTAAACAACAAGCGCCATGCGAACTCCTCCTTACTTGATTATTATTTTACCGCACCTAGCGCAGCGAAAAACCAAACGAATCTGACCCTCATTATTCAGACCAAACTCCAACTTCGCTTGATGGTTCCCGTACCAAAAGATGCATAAAAACCGTTTTAACATTGTAATCATAGTACACTCCTTAGAACTCGCCGCAGAATAGGCGCTTAATTTCTTTACCGAAAAGCATGATGGCCATCCTTACATCATCCCTATTTTTAAAATAGCCAAACATAGGGAAAGAGCAATTTGTGACATCCATCCGGGTGAACAGGTCACCATCTAGGAACCCGATGCACCACTTAGGTTCTGCATCTTTTAAACTAGACCCACCAAAGGACGGCTCCCAGCCATCATTGCGCAGCTTTCTGAACTCATTGATTGATACCAATAACAGGCGCTTATCCCTAGCAGCGAGTGCAGCTTCTACACCGAGAAAAACCACACCGTGATGATGCATCATGCACTGATAAGGAGTAGCACTCCACTTCACAGGTACAATCATGCCATCACTTTCTAGGATAAACACATCCTGGCCATCGATAAATGGATAATCCATTTCAAAAGTTCCGAGCCGCATTTTTTTAAAACTCAACACAGCAGCTTCAAGCTGAACCGTATTATCGTCATTCATAAGTATACACCCCTTATTTTAAAATATCACGGATAAACGAAATATCCGGAGCTAGGACCGTTCGCAGCACATAAATCGTAATGATTAAAAGCGCCAAAGCACACATGGCTTTTATAAATAATTTTAGCATTGATTTAAATGCGAGAGTTTCTTCGTCCGTATCGCTGAGCTCATAGTCCTGTGACTTCATGAAGAAATACATCCCACCAAAGATTAACGCTGCTAATAATAGACCGATTAACACTTCACCAATAAAATCAAAAATAGTATATATAGTATACTGGGTTCTGATAAGGGGATATAACTCGGTCGCTTTTTCAAAGCTGACCTGGAACATATCTGCAATTTTTTGAATGACTTCACTATTCATAATTCATACCTCCAAAAAGTACGCCCTGGAAAAAAGGCGCTATTGATCGTGACGAAAAAAATATTCATCGATTCACACTCCCTGTATTTAAGTTAATAATTTTCGATTCATTAAGGTCAGCGAAAAATTCAAACGATGAATAAAACGATGCATGATTTTTACCATACTGCTTCACTTTCACATTGACACTTTCACATTCCACATCAGGCAGAATCACAACTGGTTTAATTTTAGATGGCACATTACTAGGCAGCTCAATTTGAATATAGGTCGGAGGAACCGGGTCGCCCACTTCGGCTCCTTTAACTAATAACTGGATTTTACTCGTATCAAGTCGATTCTCAATGCCATTGCTTATTTCACGCAGATAGCCTTGCTCAATCATTGCATCTTCTAAACGCCTAGCAGCTAAGATGGCCCACACACAATCAGCATGCTCACGGATATCACCCATGCCTTTTATTTCATACCCACCATTTTCTCTTAATTCAATAACGATTTTTTCATAGATACACTCCTCCTATACGAGTTCAGTTTTTACAACGTAAGGCGAATCGTCATCGATAGAAGATTCCTCCTCAGTAATAGTGACATGATGAAAGCCCAACTTGCGCCACCATATCTCCGCCTGGTTATACTTCGGACCGAACCGCCCGGTTAAAACGAGCGATTCATTCCTGGTAAAATGGACCGTGTGAACATTGGTATAAATCCGGGCCAGGTTTCCATTATTTTTATATAATCTGACAGTGTAAGCCATAGTCTAACCGTTCCCTTCTAACATAAGCGCAGCCAAATCCTCTGGGTGGATATAGCTAACCACCCCAGCCAGGAACAGAAAGACCACAGACAATCCGACATGTACATGCGACACTCCGAAAATATGTGCCACTAATACAATAAATGCAAGTGCGAGCCAAAAGCGCAGCCATAGCATTTTTATTTTCATTTTTACCTTCATAATTAACGCTCCTCTTCATTCCAAAATATACGCCTTTTACTCGTAGCGACTTCTCTATTTTTCAATTCAATCAAACGCAGCACACTCTCCAACGAATGATTCACGATAATGAAACCTGCCGAATCTGAAGAACAGATTTCTACTTTAGAGCCAGCATGATCAGTGCGGTCACGAACAGCAACAATCCTCTCCACATTGATGGCCACTAGACCAAAATCAGTATTAAAGGTTTCAAACGGGCTTACTTTTAACTCCTCCATGCATGATTCCCCCCACCCGTAGCTTCTGCAGCATAGACGTCCTCAAGCAACCACTCAAGGTTAACTTTTGCTTTTTCCAAATCTTCCGAACCATTTTTCTCAGCATAGCGCAGCAAGTACTCGACTGCTGAGCACCAATGGTGGGCTTCTAAGCCGCTTTTATTTTTAACAAACTCTAACAGGACCTGTGACACTTCAAGCCCGAGTGTGCCCACGTAATGCTTCGGAGAGTGGACCGCTGAATCGGTAGGGATAGAATCAGCGACTGCAGATTCATCAAGCGCAGCTTCCTGCGGATATAACACTGCGTCAAGTATATGAGCACGATACGCATCATCCGGTCCAATGGTATTGGTTTTACTACCTTTTTTTAATTTCGATTCATCGAGTATACAAGAACGACCATACGCATCAGTTACCACTGAAACGGTCTCGCCAGCTTCTGCAGCTTTGCGCCAATGCTCCAAGTTTTTAGGGATATAAGGCAGGTCGAACGCCTGAGCGCCGTATTGACTGTCCACTGGTAGTGTTGATTTGTCGCTGCCTAGTTTTGCCATGATTTCGAGTCCGGACGGCGTGAAATTAAATGCGATACCTAAATTCTGGAACGCAGCCACGAATCCACGAACATAGGCCTCCTGGACCGCAACATTTTTCAATAACGCTCTTTTTTCTACCAGGCTCTTAGCTCCTGGGATAACTGGGTCGGCTTTTTCGCTGAAGCAAGATGATAAAAGAGCCAAATGATGGTCCCACGCTTCGTATTTTTTAGAAAACTCATTAAATTTTTGCTCATCGAGCAAGTCGAGAAATTCGTCTAGTTTTGCGATTATTTGCATTATTTTTTTAGTATTTTTGATTTGCATAAAAACGCCCTTCATTCATTCAAATTCTGTACATTGTCAATAATATTTTCACGTATCGTAGGGTGCACGGATTCGGGAGAGCGCAGGAACTTAACGAGCGCTGGACCGGTCGTGCGTAATCGGTCGACCGCGTGAGCAAAGCGCAGCGGGTCGCCGCCTAAGTAGTTGTCAATGTATTCCACATAGGGAGTAAATTCGGTCTGACCGGGCAGCAGCACCTGGACCATAACCGGTTGATTGTTTCGTTTGTTTGAATTGTTTACACGTATGATACGCCCCTGGATGCCATGCTCCTGCATATAGAGCAGGGCCACGATGACACCACCAAACAAGGTAGCGTCTTCCAAGTAGCGCTTGAATACGTGAGTCGTCATAGGATGGTCCGATGAGTAGTAACCGAAAATAGTCGCATAAGACTTCAGACCACTAAAGAACCACCCGTCCTTATTTTGAATTGCATACATATTGATTCACTATCCTCTTTATTTCATTCAAGTCTTGCAGGGTCATGCGAGTGCCCTTTTTTAGGAAATTATAGGTCGGATGGTAGCTCAAAATATCTGATTGTTTTACAAAGTCCGACAATGCGAGCTCATTCGCCTTCAAGCACTCCGCGAGCTCCATACGTAAAGTAGTATCCTGGAACCTAGGAGCGGTCCTGGACCGTTCGACTTCCGGGAGCTCGGGCATCTGGACCTGGCTGCTTTTGAGTAGCTCCGGAGTAGGCCCCACAATAGAGTGGTCAGCTTTTCGCATTACACGATTTTCACCACCGACAGAAACGATTACTATATTTTCGTATTCGTATGCCTCTCTATATATTTTGATTTCTTTTGACTCGCTCATGGATTGTACCCCTTCCTTGCTTTTTTAGTACTTCATCGATATGGTCCCACAGGAAACCAACCTGCTTCAGAACGAAATTATCGTTATAATATTTATCACATAGCTCCCCACCGGATAAGATGACCCAATCAAGGTAGGCAGCGGACCCGAATCCAAGCTGCTGGGCTTGGCGTTGCTGCTCTAAAATCCACAGCCCTACATCGGTATATAGTGCTTGATAATCCATAGGTTGTTACAACTCCTCTAATTTAACATAAACGCCGCACGGGTCGCCCCAAAATTTTTCAATGATATTCGAAGCGATACCTGCATCATTTTCAAAGAACCCCAACTCGGCCAGGCAATCCTGCGGCAGCTTGATGATATTATCCGTGTCAGGCTTTGTCGTTTTCCACTGGCCATTATAGGTGCCTTTTTTCAAGGGATAAATCCACTTAGTGGTTAAGCGCAGCGGAGCCTTTAATTTATCAGGCGGAACGAAATGCGAGAAGTATGCCATAAACTTAGCACGGGCAGCGACCACATCGTCCGGCTCGTAGAATCGGGGCTGGCCATTTTTGACCGAAACTTTTTTCTGCTGATGCGTAGTTGTTGGTAGTTCCATAGGAACGAAAAATTCAACCATCATAATGACTCGTCCGCCTTTCTGAAATCGACACCGTGCCACGCTTGCCATTGAGGGTCATAGACGATATAACCGGTCGAGCGTAGCTGCTGGAAAATCCACTCGAGCAATTCGGGTTGATTTGCAATCCAATCAAGTACCTTCGATTTATCCGGGTCGTATCCCATACCCGGGAGCCTATGAAAGTTCATCGGCATATTTTTTGCCACTTCTAACAGTACCGATTTTTTACGTTTTTTACGTGCCATATTTTTTACCTCAATACTTTGTGATTTTTTCACATTCTTTTATTTTTCATTTTCGCGATTGTCCATGATTGATTGGGCAGGCCAGGGGGGCAGCATGTAATGCCCCCCTGACTGACCCATTCATGGACTAGGCCAATTTTGGACACTTTCCCTTTTTACCCCCAGTTAGGGGTACAGGGTGCCTGTCCATGGACAAATGGACAAATGCCTCGAGTTTGTCCATGTCCAAACCGATTTTTTTACACCTAAAAGGTGCAACGAATGACCGATGGACAAATGGACAAAGTCGGTGTTTTGTCCATTTTGTCCAATGACATGTCCTCGAGTTTGTCTTTGTCCAATACACCTGCCAGGTGTAAAATCTACGCTTTTAGAACGTAATCTCCATCCATTTTATAGGCAGGATTTTCATCGATTCTGCGCTTGAAAGTTCGTGAAGAAATTCCCAAAGCCTCACACATATCATTTTTAGTGACCGGGTTCACGCCATCAAAAACCGAAGCATACGCCTCCTCAAAAGCGGCTGCTCGTTCCTCCTTGCGCTTATCCGGGTCGGCTTTCTTTTGGAAGTTTTTCTTCCAAGGCGGAGTCGCATCATCCACTTCGATATCGGTCAAGATACCGGACTCGTCCACGCTATGCAACGGATAGCTGAACCATATATTTTTAGGTTTGAATTTCGCGAATTCACGCAGCGTGCCATCCACGCGCCAGGCTGTACTTGATTTAGTTTTTTCCATAGAGATTTTTACGAGCTCGTTCGTTTCCCATCTATCCTTGATATTAACGACTGCACGCTCGAAATGGTCACGCATTTGGACCCTAGATGATAGGTCATCAAGTCCCACATATTGCTCCATGTAAGGGCGATTCATGCGATTAATAGCGTCCTTGTAGATACCACACGCAACACGCTCAGTGCGCTGCTTCATGACTTCTTCAGTCACTTCAAGCTCTACCAGGTCAATCAGAGCGTCCGGGTCCCGAGCGAATACGCCCGAACCACTAGCACGGTCCATCGATTTTTTACCTCCCTGCGCACCTTTTGAGTGGTGGTGGCAGTAGATAACTGAGCAGCCTAGCTCAGTGGCCACTTTGTCAAATTGGTTCGTGAAGTGGGCCATTTGGTCTGCAGAGTTTTCATCCCCGGTCAGTACTTTATAAATCGGGTCAATGATAACTGCGATGTACCCTTTTTTATGGGCCCGTCTGATGAGCTTAGGTGCCAGCTTGTCCATTGGTACGGTTTTACCCCGTAGGTTCCATATATCAATATTTGAAACATTGGCAGGCTCCACGCCTCTGGCTGTATATACATCCTTAAAACGATGCAAGCACGATGCACGGTCGAGCTCAAGGTTCACATATAGGACCCGGCCCTGTGTACATGGCCAGCCTAGCCACTTGGACCCTTCTGCAATTGCAATGGTCATGTCAATTAATAGAAATGATTTACCAGCTTTCGATGGACCAGCAATCAGCATTTTATGGCCCTGGCGCAGCACGCCCTGGATTAGCTCCGGAGCGAGCTCGGGCATATTATCCCAAGAATCGCTCAAGCCTTCCGGGTCCGGCAGCTCATCATTTAAGTCCTCGATGTACTGGTACCATTCATCCCAAGAAGCCTGCCCGATATTCGTGTCGATGATGTACTGCTTATTTTTTCCACGCATAACCCCTGGCAGCCTACTCAAGCGGCTCGGGTTTTTGTTTTGCTCATCGACATTCAGACCGTTCTTTTTACAAATTTTATACAGGTAATCAACTCGGGTTTTGTACTCATCTTTATTGGCAGCTTCGATTCGAACGATAGCATGAATGGACTTGCCGCCGCTGTAGACCATGGCTGCAATTGGCAGCTCAAGCTCACGCATGATGGCGTTCTGCTTTTCGAGGTCCATATTATCAGATTCAACGAGCGCATATCTAAAGTTTGTCACATTTTCATTTTTCACGCCCTGACCATCCATTGGATTAAATCGGACCCAAGCTCCGGCTTCGGGATTGTAGGACCCGAGCGCAGCGTCTATACTTTGGTATCGATTCAACTCACGAATGAGCTCCCCGGCTGTACGATAGTAGCTGCCTTTATTTGGCAGATACTTCTCGACTGCGCCGTTCTCGCCATACTTGGGGTAACTTTCCATAGAGTAGGCCACGATATCATCCGACATGAACAGCGTATCCAAGTACCGAATGATTTCTTGCACTGGATTAAAATGAGTCGGCTCATGGAATTCCTTGCCATCTACATAGGCTTTGTCTAGAAATTTGTACCCATTATCATATTGAATGTATGAGTTCCAATCGAGTACGCCCCGACCGTCATCGTATCGATCGTGAGCGCCCGATGGTTCCCACCCCTGCTCAGTAGCAAGATGGAAGATAGTCCCACCCGTAACAGGCGAGCCTGTGCCTTGGAATGTATCCCACTTCGAGTAACACTCCCCTGGGTGATAACGGCCCGAATCACGCTGCGACCATTTGTCCCAATCTGAAGCAGTATAGCCCTCATATTTAAGAGCCATCCCCACGTTGATCCATTCCTGGTAGTTCAACATAGCTGGGTCGACATTTTCAAGAATTTCTAAAAAATCGGTTTGTGTACTTTCTGCCATTAACTCACCCCCTCGTTTTTAACTTTTTGACATTTACACATGAATATTCTCCGGTTTGTAATTTTTAGCAACGATACCTCGTGGGATTCGCCAGCCGTTCGCTGCTATTCGATTAATCATATTTGAAGCAGCTTCAAACGGCCACATGCCCACATTACGGAAACCACGCTGCTCCAAGAAACGGATTTGCTTTGGAGTAGTAAGTCCTTCAGTTTGGCGCTTCGATAAGCGGTCAAGCATTTTCTGAGCCTTACCAGCGGAATCAATCTCATCCGGGAAGATACCCAATTTTTCAAGGGCGATATTTTGCTTCTCGGTTGGTTTTTCCATTTCCCACCCAAAGGCCGGAACGTAACTGGTTAGGTCCTCAGCATGGATACTCATTTCAAACTGTAGTGGGTCCACTAGCTTACGCTTACGCTTACGCATTTCTGCCAGCTTATTAGCAAGGGCTTCTTCACGCTGAGCGGTCACGTCTTCCTTCGCTGCAGCTTCTAGGTCATCAAGGTCTAACTCTACTCCGGTCTGCTCCTCGGTTTTAGCTACCATAGCCTTAGCCACTTCTTCATTCTCAGCGATAAGGTGCGCTGGGCGGCATAGCTCGTGCTTCTCGGTATGCCATAGAAAATCGAGCAGCAACAAATGAGTTTTACCAGGGAACAAGCGAGTCCCCCTTCCGACCATTTGAGAATAGAGCGCCCGGACCTTAGTCGGCCTGAGTACGACCACACAATCCACGGATGGACAATCCCACCCTTCGGTCAGCAACATAGAATTACAAAGAACATTATACTCCCCACGGTCGAATGCTTCGAGCACTTCCGCTCGGTCCTTTGATTCGCCATTGACTTCCGCAGCTTTGAATCCTTTTGAGTTTAGGATATCGCGGAACTTTTGTGAAGTTTTAACCAGCGGCAGGAATACGACTGTTTTTTTGTCCATACAGTGCTGCTTCATTTCCTCGGCTATTTGCTCCAAGTAAGGGTCAAGCGCCGTCCCGACATCGCTGGCCTTAAAATCGCCTTGCGACATTCCAACGCCAGCCAGGTCGAGTGATAACGGAATCGTCAACGCCTTAATTGGGCTGAGATATCCTTCACGTATAGCCTTCGGCAGCGTGTATTCATACGCTAGTGAATCAAAATAGGTTCCTAAGTTTTTCATATCCCCACGGTCCGGAGTAGCGGTCACCCCGAGCACATTCGCACTTTCAAAATGAGAAAGCACACGCTGATAACCATCGGAGATGCAATGGTGCGCTTCATCTACCACGATAGAGTCGAAATGGTCCGGGTCGAACTTCGCCAGCCGCTTAGGCTGCTGCAAGGTCTGAACAGACCCAACGACCACCCGGTTCCATGAACCTAGACTGGTAGATTCCGCCTTTTCAAGTGAAGTCTGCAGACCGGTCGCTTGTAGCAGCTTGTCGCTTGCTTGGTCGAGCAGCTCCGAGCGATGAGCCAGGACGAGCACGCGCTCGCCTAGCCTTACTCGGTCCTCTATCACTTTAGAGAATACAATCGTTTTACCACATCCGGTCGGTAGGACCAGCAGCGTCTTTTTATTGCCAGCGGCCCATTCTTTTTGAATGGACTCACGTGCCTCGGTTTGATAGGGTCTGAGTTCCATTCATTACACCCCTTTAGAATGCGCCGTTATTCCATGGACCAGCAGCAGGCGCAGCTTGCATTGTAGGAGCAGCTTGTTGAATTCCACCATTCACAAACTGAGCATTTAAGACTTGCGCTGGGTCCACTTCATCCGGATATAACATCGCTTTTACTTCGTTGTATTGGTCGCCATTGTAAGTGTAAATTTTCACTCGGCAATAGCCACTCTTACCAATGATATTATTGAAATCCATTTGAAGCGGCGCATTTTTTTGCTTCATTCCGATAGCTCCAAAGAACGCTGATAAGAGTCCTTCATTAGAGCTGTATAGGAATAAGTTGTGGCGTAGAGTAGCTTCGCCCTGAGCAGATGGAACTTTAAGAGTTACCTTAGCTTGTGGGCAGGCTGGAATTTTACTCTTCGGACCCGGAGTGAATTGGGCACGCTCTAATCCCGATACAGTGAAATAGTAAACCCCTTCGGGTAATAGGACGAATTCTGAATCCTTTTGAATTGTATCATCCCAAGATAGTACGCGGTCCGGTTGGTTCATTGGTTGGTTGTAAGTTGTCATAATTTTATACCTCTTTCATTTTCTAATTTTTAGCATTTCGATTTTTCAAAATTTCTTCCATTGATTGGTCCCAATGGCTAACGATGGCTCCCCAGTATTCCTGTGGGAAATTTTCAATCGGCGTATCCTGTGGGAAATGCCCACGAGTGAACGCCATGAGTTGCAGCTCGTCCACTGACACTGAGTTCTGCAGCATTAAGTCCTTCAGAGCGGCCGGAATGATATCCGGGATATCAATCGTTGATGATTCCGCAAACGGGTCACTTGTAACTGGCTCGGCTGGACCTGCAGCCTGTACGACCGTATCCACTGATGCAACAGCTTCCTGGACCGGAACGGCTGGACCCGTAATGACTGGCGCAGCTTCCTGGATTGGTTCTGCAGCTTTCATGAGTCGCGGTTCTTCAGTAGGCGCAGCTGGCGCTTCGAAGATATGAGCAATTGAAGCATAGTCCATTGGCAGCTTAGGCGGTAGACCGTGGCGGTTCTTCGCGTCCCAGGCTGGGTGGTGCGTAGTATACATGAATCGCTCGCCACCGTAAGCCTTCGCTTTATTCGTCTCAGACTTAACGACCATTAACTGGTAATTACAGAATAAGACGATGTCCGCCCACTCCTTAATCAATGGGGAAGTTTGAGAGCCGGTTTTTTTCCCGAGCTTCAACTCGTAGCGGTCATACGCTCCCTCTTCTTCCGGGCGTTCGAACTTGCGCAACTGCGAGTGAGCGGTCAGCACGACATGGACCCCTGAGTCCACCAGCTCCTGCAGCTTATTCAGTAAGCGGCCCATTTCTTCGCGTACATACGTATAGCCGTTGCCATACCCGAAGTCCTCGATGCCCTTTTTACCATGGAACGCACACACATGCTCCACACATAGCTGCTCCGCCCAGTCGACCGTGTCGATTACTAAGGTTTTGCAGCACCCAGGATTCGCCTTCACAAATGCAATTTCATTCATGAGCATCGTCCAACTGGTCGGTTTACCAAAACGCTTCACATCCATATTTGATGTAGACCCTTCAGTGTCAATGAAAACAGGGTCCGGGAATTGCGCAGCGAGTGTGGACTTCCCGATTCCTTCGGTACCGTAGATGACCACACGCTGAGCACGGGCCTGCTTTCCTTTTGTGATTTCTATATTCATAGATTTTTACTCCTTTCTATTTTTTAAAAGTCCTGTGTCCAATCCTTAACTGGTGCGGTAGGTGCTGGGTTTTGGAAAGGCGTCACAGTATCACTTTTAACATATCCATCCTCGATAATGATTTGACACTCCTCGCCGCTTGATACACGAGTGGCGATTGCTTGGAGTCCCACACTTTCGAGCCACTGACCAAACTCGGTCAAAGTAGGTAAATCCATCTGCTCTAATTTATCGAGTAACACGAAACCGCAATCCGGCTTCAATTTTCTAACAATAGCGGTCGAGATTCTAAGCTGCTGTGAGCCGGACATATTATCCCACTTTTGACCTTCGAACACTAGCTCGCCATCTTCCACGGATAGACCAGGTAATGGCAGGTCGGCACTTTCGAGCAACTGCGAACGCTCGTCCCTAACTTTCTGAATTTCAACACTTAGCGCTTCATACTTAGCAGCGAATTCCGCAGCATCTTCTTCTGCTTTCGCTTTATCAAGGTTAGCTCTGACCTTGCGATTGATTTCTTCTATATTAGCGATTGATTGCTCAATCTCAGCGGTTGATTCATCAACAAGGTTCTCAATCGATTTATTCGCGATGATATAATCGCCCATCAGCTTATCGTGTGTAGCTTCTTCTGCAGCAAGGGCCTCCTTCAACTGAGCAAGGCGCGCTTCAGACTGATGCAGCTCATTCTTGATTTTCTCCTGGTTCAAACGCTTCTGAGCATTCTCACCATTACGAGCAAGGATGGCCTGCTGCTCATTGATAAGGTCGGCAATGCTGACAAGGTCGTTCGGCGCTTCCGGGTACTGCGGCTGTTCGGCTGCAAACTTTTTCTTTTGGTCCGCAACACGCCCGATGGTCAATCGCTCATTATACAATTGCGATTCTTGATTGTCTAGAGCGTACAGCTTGTCCCCGACCCCGATGATGCGCAGCAAGGTCGCTGCCTTTTCCTTCGGAGTAGACTCCATGAACTTAGGTAGATTCAACGCAAACTCCTCAACGAATGAATCGAGCAATTGCTGACCGGCACGACCACCAGCCGGGTCCGTCACTTTCAAATCCGAGTTCTTACCCTTTCGCTCCACGATTAAGCCGTTAGACAGCTCCACTCGTAGACTTGGTGGATTCATGGACCCTTCACGGGTAGGCTTGCTCGGTTTGAATTTATTACCACCCAAGGCCCAAGCGATGGAATCCAACACACTGGTTTTACCCTGGTTATTATTGCCGCCTAAGATAGTCAGCCCGTTAGCTGTAGGCTCAATCATTACGGCTTTTACACGCTTCACATTTTCAATTTCTAATTTATTAATTTTAACTGCCATGGTGCACCCCTTCCTTTATAACGATAAGTCATGGTCTACTTTAGAGAACATGTGCTTCATATAGTTCGCTTCATCGGGGCAAATAGTTTCAATAAAGAATTTGCGAGTTTTAACCTTCATGTGAGCGAGCGCTTCGTCAGCGTCCATTTTTTCTAATAGATACTCTGCCTGGATTCGATTATAAGTACATAGCTCCTCCATGAACTCCAACATTTCAAGCAGCCCTGCTTCTTCATCCGCAGAGTTCCAACGGCTACCATCTAACCAGGTCTCACCGATTAGGCAGCGCATAGTGGCATATAGCTCCTTTTTATCCGGGTCTGCATTCATCATTTTTTTATAAAATTTTTCAACATCAAAATCGATCGTCATAGATAACACTCCTTTTTTATTCAATATCCAACTGTGCGAGTAATTCATTAACATCAATATCTTTCACTTCTAGTTCTAGCTTTTTAGTTATAATAATCAAAGACCGAACAACGGAAACCAATACGCCCATCGCTTCTTGATTGTTTAGTTCGTATTTTTTGATTGCATTAAAAATGATTCTAGTCAAATCCACTTCATTCTTCTTCATTTTGAAGCTCCATTCCATATTTGAATGATTCTAGAACTTTATCCAAATCCTTAGCGGTTAATGTAAAACCGAGCGGCTCTGAAATAATAACAAGCGTACCGCATAATGCTCTCAAAGCAGTGATTGCATCATCGATGCTAAAGTACCCTTTTTTCATTTCTAAAATTACAGCTTCTAAAAATTGATATTCTTCTTTTGTCATAGGTGACTCCCCTTATTTTTGTTTTTTTGCTTGACCCCAGGAATCCATGAAATCCGGTTCCACATAAGTGCCATCGATATGCTGCTGTACTATTCCATCGTGCTGCACAATCGCTTTATTGATATAAACAGCGCATGCCAGTATTGCAGCAACGGCTCCAAAAAATATAATATACCAGCTCATAATATACGGTATAAAATACTTCAATTGAATTTTAACTTTTTTGTGTTTTTCACTTCGCATCATAGGTCCTCCTGGGTTTTCGTTTCGTTTTGGTACGCTTCACGCAGATTATACATGTCCGCGAATTCCACTCCTAAAATATCCGCCATCTTTTTCAACTGGTCCACGCTCATACATGCTGGGTCTTTTCTGAACTCGTATAAACGCTGACGGCTCACATCCATGCGGCTGGCTACCGCATCCAACTTCAGTCCGGAATTTTGAATTAAGTCGTCAAATGGTTTGAATGTAACATTACTCAAACGCTCACCCCCTTTCAGTGTATAATTTTTAGAATCCAAAGCGGTCGTCCATTTTTGCCATTCTTTCGAGTAGCACTACACGGGTATTCATATCGAAATCGAATACACAATGAGCACGGAATCGGTCTGCTTTGCAGCGTTCAATTTGTAAGTAGTAATGACCATCAACTGCTTTGCGCATTGATAATACATCGGTCCATTCATAGTGCTTTTTACCTTTTAGGCTTTCACGCTTTCCTGGAAGATATACAATGCGCATACCTGTCAATTTATCGAATTCTTTATCAGTAATGAACTCCGGTCTGTGGTATAGAGCCTCAACGAATTCAACACGTGGTGGGAAGCAATTCACTGAATACATGCGCTTATCGTTCCCAATTTTATCGATTTGCAATTGGCCCCAATTGATATTTTTAAAATTTCCTTGGAAGATTTCCTTCGCTAATTTTTTAGTAATTTTCATTTTCTTTTTTCCCCTTTCGCTAGGACCTTACCCGTCCTTCACTGTCTATATAATAACTCTCATTTACATAATAGTCAACTAATATCTTGAATTTTAGTAAACTTTTTTTATGTAAGTTCGGTCATGCCATACATTCACTCTATCAATGATTTCAACTAATTTTTCCTCAAAGAACTCATTACAATCACCTTCGTGGTACTGGCAAATGCGCTGACCATAGGACCCGTAGCCTGCGGCCACCTCTATTTCTTCGAAGGCACCGAGCACCAAATAGTGCTCGATGATATCATTGATTTGTGGGATGGTTTTGGTTCTAAATTCGGCGTAAATATTAGTCATTATTTATAATCCTCCATCTTAGCTGTATAGTGCATTAGATTTTTATAATCTTCCTGTGCGTCCTTCAAGTACTCAGATAGGCGGCGCACGATATGCAACTCATCGATTTCTTTTTCATTCATTAGGCTAGTAGCTCCATCTAAGCGAGTAGTTAACTTGTATAAGTAGTTAGATGCTTGATAGAAGAAACTGCCGTTCATGCCGTTAGTTGCATCAAATACTTTTTTAGATAATTCGATGCGAGCATTGCTCACTAGGCTTTTAATTTCTTTCATGAGCTTTTCTGCTTTTGCCGTATTTTCATTTTTAGCACGGTCCTTCATTTTCCAATTGCTGCTCACTAATACTTCTTGGTCGTGTAAGATACGCTTAACTGCTTCATACGCTTCTTGTTCGCTCAAGTATTGGTGCTCAGATAATTCAACTGCCACGCGATGAAACTCAGCGATTTCACTTTCAATCGGTGTGCCTTTATATTCGTCCACGTAGTCCTCCATCAATTCCAACATACGTTCCATATCTTCTACAAAATTAATCATTTTCTTTTTTCCTCCTTTGGTAGGGGTCGTCCCCTTCACTGTCTATATAATAACTCTGGTTTACATTTTTGTCAACAGTTAATTTACATAAATTCAATTATTTTTTTATTTTTTTTGCTTCTATATTATGTATTGATAATTGGCCCAAAAACCGGCCTATTTGCTCGATAGGACCCTGGACATATAAACACATGCCGGACCGTGTAAAATCTCGCAGCGGTCACGCAGCGTGAAAAGAGAGCACAAAAAAAGTGGGCCGCGCACTTGGAGCGACCCACACGATTTTTTTATTTAAAATGCATACGACCTGAATCATCAATATAAACGGTTGCCTTGCTTAGCATTTCGCCGTTTTTATCGAAGTAATACCAGTCCCCGTCCACATTGCGCACTTCTTCAGATACCATCGCGCCATTATACTCCTTGAGATAGTACCATTTGTCGAAGTAAGACACCCAGCCGGTCTTCATGGAGCCGTCAGAGTTGAAGAAGTACCATGACTCCCCGATTCGAACCCAACCGGTCGCCATATAGCCTCCTTCGCGCAGCCAGTACCACTGACCGTCCTCTTCGTCCTTAAACCACTGATTTTCTAAGATGTAGCCATTGCCATCGAAGCGGAACAGATTGCCCCCGATGGTCTTCCATTGGTTCTTAGGATACGACCCGTCCTGGTTACGATACCACCAGCCCTGGTCATCCTTGACCCAGCCCTCCTTCACTTCCGGAGTTTCTGACCCGTAAGGAAAACGGATGTATCCGACCATGCCATTATAAGAGCGCGTATTATAACGAGCTGGACCGCCCACTTCAAGGAAGTCCCAGTTCCCGTCTATATTTTGCTCAATGGTCTTCAGAGTGTAGCCGTCCGAATCCTCGATAACTAGACCAGTATGACCATAAGGTGACCCTGGCACTTCCATGACGAAAATGTCCCCAGCTTTTGCAGTGACCCCAGGCCCCTCATATACGACCTCGAATCCTTGCGCAGCAGCAGAGTCCAATAAATTAATCGCATTGCCCCATAACCACTTACCAAAATAATGGTAGGCCAGGTAAGCTGGAACATCCGCGCATTGGTAGCCGTAAGCCCCATCGTTGTCGATACCTAGCCCGTTATTCGCTAGATATTTATAAAAATCAAGTACTTCTTTTAATGTAGCCATATTTATATATTTCCTCCTTTAATTACGGCAAACGCTCAGGCCAAGGTTCGCTCGTTAGATACATGATTTGACTTACACGGATATCCCCGATGTCACGGTCGGTCGGCACTGGGTCAGTGAACTGGAAGCGCAGCATATTACTGTCACCATTTCCACCCAAGTACCACGTCCCATATTGAATCCCTTTATCGTTGTAGATAGGTCCAATCAATGAACCTTCGGAACGAAATCCCACTGGAACACCGCTCAGTCCGAGGATGAACACATTCCGCTCTCTGTCAGATGGTTGTGGCAGATACCCAGCACTACCACGGCGCAAAATCCCGAACCAGCCCCATGAGAGCCCCCCGAACTGATAGGTGACCGTGTTATTTTGACGTTTAACTTTTAAATATGAACCTCCGAGCTTAGATGCAATAGATAGGGTACGCCATCCCGTATCACCGATGAGCACTTCCCAACCACGGTTATCATTACCCTTCATTTTAATCCATTTCAGAGCGCCATTTGTAACAGCAGTGTCCACATAAGTAGTCCCGACCGGAGCCGCTACCTTTCCATTAGGCATGCCAGTGCCGTGGATTTCATACTCGTTGACTTGCCCAGGCGTTCCACTAGGAGCCGCTGCAGCACTCGGAAGTGTAATGCTTCCGCCGCCATCCGATAAGGTCACCACAGTGATACTGATTTTTTGTGGAATGCCTACACCGTCCGCACCTTTTGGACCAGTAGGACCGATAGGACCCTGTGGACCTGTAGGACCGGCTGGACCAGGTAAACCATCGGCACCCCTTGGGCCAGTTTCGCCTGCTGGACCTTGTAAGCCATCCGTCCCTCTAGGACCTGGGTCACCAGCTGGACCCTGTGGACCAGGAACACCATCGGAGCCTCTAGGACCCACATCACCCTGTGGACCACGCTCGCCAGGCTGACCAGGCTCACCTTTGTCCCCTTTAGGTCCGGGAGTAAGTGAAATGGTCCTTAATTCTTCCTTGGTAGCGAGCTGACTCACATCAACGCTCGGTCTATTTTCCAAGGCTTCCACGCGCTGCTTCAAGGCGCTATCGTCATACACCGTATCATTATCGGTTCTTGATTTTAATGATTCCACATCGGCTGAGATTTGGTGGATTTCAGAGCGTAGACCGCTGTCATCATAAGTGCCGCCTTGCGCTTTGATTTTTGCAAACAGCTCATCGAGTTCTTGCTTCGTTACGATACTATCGACATCAACCAAACGACCCGTCACTCGCTCAACGAGTGGAACCTCCTGGGCTGTATCAATCGCGCTCACTTTCACGTTAAATGTAAACGAGTAAACATCCATCGATTGCTCCACTTTTTCAAAATAGATATAACCGATGACCGGCTCGCTTTCAACGATTAAAGAACTATCGAATGGCACTGTAATGGTATTGCCATCAATGGCAGCTTCGATGGTTTTATAACGCTTTGTATTTTTGAAATAGAACAAGCATAGAACTTTGGTCGCGGTCAACTCATCCACAGTAAACTTAAACGCAGCCGTGCCTTTATCCTTACTGTAAATTTCATGCCACAATTTATCAGCTTCACGATTAGCTGAAGAAATAGTTAAATGCTTTTTAATTACTTTTTCCATGCGCTCCTCCTTTCAAAATAGAAAAGGGCCCCAAAAGAGCCCCCTTCGAATTTTTAACCTTCAATATTTTTCAATGAGTTCATGCCATTAACAGCAGCTTCAATTAACGCCTTGCGAGATTCCGCATCTAAAGTGATGCCCGCTTTTTCTAGCTCAGCAATGACCAAACGCTCTGCAGCTTCGAATTTTTCCTTGCCACCAGCATCGGCCACATGGCGGAAGATTTGCTCAACCGCTTCTACTACTGTAGTTGTAATATTTTTCGCAAGCTCATAATTGCGAGCTTCAGTTTTAGCTTTCAACGCGCTAACTTTAGTCTGAAGATATCCACGCAAACCAGTGAATAAGATAGTAATGAGAATCGCTAGAACGCTAACAACACCTTGAATTAATGAATCGTATAAATTTGGCATAATAATAAACCCCTTTTCTGATTAGTCCGGTTTGACCGGTAATTTTAAATATAATGCATGTAAGTCCTGAATCTCACCGTTCCCACCTAAATGGGTATAAGACTCGAACAGCTTACCAATTTCTGCAGCATGGCTCACAGTAGTGTAACCGCGCTGCAACTCCGCTTTCATATCGGCATAAAGACGATAACGCTGTGTATTTTTAATACCGCTGCGATTATCCAATCCGATACCTTTTACTTCCTTTATTTCTTTTTTAGATTCCGCCACTTCCGCTTTCACTTCTTCGATGCGCCCGGCCATTTTAGACAGCTCCCGAAGAATATCGTCAGCGTTCTTTTTTGCTTGGTTGGACATATACGCAGTGACAACACTGACCGTCCCACCAATTAACGCAATCAATACTGCGTCAGAAACCCAGGGAGCTAACACATTAAAACACCGGGTGCGTTAATGGCTCTGTATTTTTTCATCATTCAGACTCCCCCCACTTCGGCAGCAGCCCCACCAGGCTCCGCGTGCTCTTTCAACCACTCCATCGCATTAGTAAGGTCTAGCTTGCTCAATTGGATGGCTGACATTTCGTTGATTTTTTCTGTAATTTTAGAATCCACATTTTTTAATTGAGATTCTAACACCGCTTTTTTACCGTATAGCTCATCCACCGCTTCCTGCAGCGATTCCAACTGCGTATCGAACTCGGATGACACACGGTTCAATTTTTCTAAATCGATCGTGACCATACATTACCTCCTAAATTCTAAAACTGACATTATCGAAATTTAACCATTGCGAATCAACATTCGATTTTACCACCACAGCGCCATCAGGTCGAATACTTAAGATGGCTACACCGTAACTATTATTCAACGCAGATAAATACAACTGCTTCCCAGGTCTGTATCCTTCGGGAAGCGTAAAGATGACCGTCTCCTGCGTGGTATTTCCACCCCTAGCAGTTCCACGGAAGTACACAGTGCCATCAACTGACTTCGAGAATTGCACAGCGCCATAGTCGATTGTATTCCTCCAGCCACTTGTTAATGCAGCATCGGTCCATTTAAGAGTGGTCGAACTATCGCTCGGAGTGAACTGAACCCACTTCTGCCAGCCATAGTTCGTTTTACGCCGCATGAACATAATGTCCGTATTATTCGGAATATAAATCTGCAGGGCAAAACTCGCATCATCCGGATGAGTATTCACTTGTAAATAGCCGTACTTTTGATACATATTCAGTCCATCCGGCAGGTCGTCCATATTGTGGGAATAATACAAACCGGTCTTCATGAAATCATTCGCTGACCCGGTAATTTTTAATGATTTACCATTCGGCTGCGTGAGCTTCCCGACTTGGACCAGCTCGCCATTTGAGTAGATATCGCCACCCACATCGAGCGCGCCACGTTCCCACACTTTGTTAATACCCACGCCTTCCGGGGCCTTACACATGACTACTCGCTCCGGACCCACAATCGGAGCCGTAAACTTAGCTTCAGTATATGCATCCGAAATGATACCATGGACCTCCCAAGATGATGCCGCTGAGAATTTCCCGACCAGGTCCGCGTTTGAATTCGTCAACGTATGGACCGTGGAAGAAGTAATCCCACCCCCAGCATTATCTGAGAAATAGCCATCATTCGCAGGCTTGACCTGGAATTTTAACTTCATCGTATTTTTTTGAACGCCATTCACAATCAGTGGAGCAATGCGAATATTTCTGCGGACCGTGAGAGTCTGCAGGTCGCCACCACTTCGGACCACAGAGAAATCAATGACCGGCGCAAAGTACTGCAGCACTTGAATCGGAACAGTGACCACATTAGAAGTCAGACCACGGCTGTCAGTGATATAGGCCCTCACTTCGAAATTGCCATGATTCTTGAATATATTGAAAGCAGCGCCGTCCTTAGTGATTACATTTTTTTGACCTACTACTTCTGCATAATAGCCTTTTAAAGTGGACCCGTAAGTGCCCTCGAATCCTAGGAACTTACACACCATTTCAGAAAAGGTCTGAACGAATATATTTTTGCCCACGATGTCCTTTGTGGCTTTTGCTTTATCGGTTAGCTCGATTCCGGCCAGCTTAGGCTGAGTACCAGCAGGCAGCCCGATGTCGTATCCATACTTATACACATCAGACCCGATTTGATTCGTGCCATCATAAGTGCGGATGCATAAATCAAGCGTGCCAGTCATAGCGTTAATATTACGCGCAGCATGCTCGACCGCAGGCGTGAACTTAATCATGGTACCTAGTCCGGACCCAACATCAATCCAATCAGACCCCCACACTTTGTACCATACCTGGTGCGTGAATGATTCTACTTTTTTATCCAACGTAACAGTCACTTCACTACCTAAGCGGCGGCCACCGCTCACGCTTGCGATTTGTGACATTCGTGGAATTTTAGGAAAATCAACACTCGTGCTGGCAGATACTGACCCAAGGACCCATTCACCATAAGCGATGCCTTCTGTATCTACACTCCACACTTCGACATTACGAGTGGCAGCCCCGTCATCGTCATTCGGGAACGTGAATTCTAAAGAACCTAAATACTTCTTACTACCGGCGATATATAGTGAACCGATATACAGCCACTTAGTAATACCGGCCATTCGTACATTAAAATATGCCCCGTAAGTGTTCGGAAAGTCGATTTCATATCCACCTGGGTCATTCCCGATATATACATCGACCGTGGCAGTCGTTAAATTGCTGACCCGGTCCTGGCTTTTGGTTTTAACATTGTACTCAACATAGGCCTGCCAGTTACCACTAAAATATTTATAAGCCATTCAACTCCTCCTTCCTTACGGTCCCACATACCGTATTACATTAAATTTTGGATTCACATTATATTGAGATTCAATATAATAACCGATTTGAATCGATTTGGTGAATACCCCGTTATCGATATGAATGACCCCTTGCGAGATACTCATAACTTCCTTACCGGCACTAATTAGAGAGATTCGGTCATCCGTAATCAGTACCGAAGTATCGCTTTGTGGGTTCCCGATAGATAGCCCCTCATTACCAAAGCGCATGTTCCGGTCCACCGTATTCCATACAGCACTCATGGCTCCAAGCTCTGCCTGGATTCCAACCATTCGCTGTGATACTTCGACTAGGTCACGCTCGGCTTGCTTTTTATCTTCTTCCCTAGCATTTACCAGGGCGTCAAATTTAGCACGCCACTCGAGAGTGGTCTCAAGGCTGGCTTTAGCTTTCAACTCCTGGGCAATAACCAACTGCTGGTCCTGAAGCTGGCGCAACTGGTCCTCAGTGATACCTTTATCAATTTTCGCTTCGATTTTCGCGGTCAATTTATCCTCAAGGTCCTTCAATGGTTTTTTAAAGTCCTCGATGGAAGAAGTATCGATGAACACCTTGCCATCACGCACGCCCAATATTTCCTTGGTGCCCTGGACCACACGCACTCGATTCAAGTCGATGGACCCGGCCACGATTTTATTCGCATTCAACTCAATAATCTGAGCGACTGCAGCGCTGATTTTTTTAGCAATCACTTCATCAGTAGTCATGGTTTGAATGATTCGTTCCATGTCCGCCGTGTCCGCTTTTTTGACCCATTCGCCATGCTGCCGCTCGTAAAGTTCCACATAGCCACCGCTCGGCTTAAACCAGGTGTCCCCGTTTTTAGGCTCGACCGGCTCAGTGATATCCGAAAACACATTACCTTGACTGGTAATCATGGCATTCAGGTACTCCACTTGCTGCGTGAGCGTACCCCGGTACTCTTTCGTGCCCTGGCTGACCGTAGCAGATTTACCACTCGAAGTGACACTTAAGCCACCACGAAATGCAATCTTCTGAGAGAGAATCGGCAAAGCCACGAACTGGCCATCGTAAGACTCAACGCTGAGCCATTCCCCGGCTAGGATTGCCATGTCCCCCTGCCACTTTAAGGTGTACGGGTAGAAGTTGAAATCACGATACTCATTATATACCCGGCTTAGGATAGCCTGGGTCATGAGCGGATTTTTAAAGGTAATAATATTACCGGTCGTGGACCCTTCATGGAACACGACTTTTTTATTCCCCTCTCCGGTTATTTCATTACTTGCACCGTTCACACGATACAACACCTCGTTTTTTTCAAGGCCGTTCAGATAGTAGTTAGACTTTGGAACGCGGCGGTTCGAGTTCGTAAGCTGGATAAATTCAAGTCGACCCAAGCGGTCGAATCGAACAAAGCTGCCATTTAATTGGGCAATGTATACCAGTGCTTCACGTACCGTCACTTTATCCATTTTAACCTGGACCGGATAATCAGCAACCAGCAGATTAGGAGCAAGCTCCAACTCAGCAATCCGGGCAATTTCTTCCACAATAGCTCTCGTGTTCGATGGATAATCCAACGAGCTGACAAATGGACCATTCAGACGGTCCATTCCATCAACTGCTGTTATTTTAGTACGCTTACTATTTCGATTTAATACGATGTCCTTCGCATAGAACACGCCCAACGGGATGGACTCGTAATGATCGTCATGAACATTTATCGAGATGAACGCTTTACATTTGGAGCCTTCCTGCAGGCCTTCCACAATCCGCCCGATTTCAATCTGCAGCGTATTAACGAATCCACCACCAGGGAGAAATTTATCCCCAGTGGCTAGACCATCGTCCAAGTCGATAGAAATGATGTCACTTTCAGTATAAACGGCGTCCTGTATCTCAACCCGACACTTAAAAGTGCGGCTTGCTGCCTGGATAGCTGATTTATAATCTTCCGTAACTTGATACATTCATACCGCCTACCTTTCAATGAAATTCATACTTAAACCGCTCCAAGGCTTCAAGTTATTAGCCCAGGAATAAGCCGGAGCGCTTCGGTCTCCGACATAAAAAGTTCGACTAACAATTCCCACCTCGGGGTCCGGATAGCTGACCGTGAAAAATTCACTTTTCACAGCAGTCAACAAGGCTGACATTTCTGCCTGGGATAATAGACCCCACTCACACTCGAGTTTTCTTTTTACAGCGACACGGTCCCGGACCATGTCCCCTCGAGCATTACGGCCCGTCTCACCATCCACATCCGAGATGGAAACTTTGAAAGATTTAGGAGCAACAACCGTCACCCCGTTTATAATTAACGACATTCAATCGTGCTCCTTTCTAAACATTCAATAACAAGCGGCCAGCTTGCGCCTGTGCCTGGTTGATTTTATCAATCGTCCAACGACCGAACTCATCATCCCCGACCTTAAGCACTAGCTCTCTGATTACTGGAGCATTACCACCGCCCGAGCCTTCCGGCATACGAGCTGCGACTTTACCAGCTAAATCAGTAATCCAGCCTGTGTTATTTTCTAATGGCATAACGGCTTCTCGTCCGGCTTCCCCCACGATTGCGAGCGTAGCACTGTCAACGATACCCCCACGAGCGAGTCGTGGCAAATTCACATACGGAATGCTTCCGAGCGATACCCCTGGAATTTTATTGATTAGACCAATAACACCATTAATCATGCCAATAAATCCATTCACTACATTTTCGATGGTTCCAAGAACAGCATTCACTGCTCCACGGAACGCGCCTCCGACCGCAGACCCTATCATTTGACCTGCGTTCACAAAGATACCTTTCACAGTAGACCACACGCCACTGAAGAATGACCCGATGCCGCTGAACGCTCCTTGTACTGCACTATATGCACTTCGGAAGATTCCACCGAACCAGGAAGCGACACCGCCCAAGATACTAGTTACATCATGCCAGCGCGCCCCGAACCATGACCCGATGCCGGCGAATATGCCAGTCACTAACGTCCATGCTTGACGGAACATGTTACCAAACCATGATGCAACACCACTCAAGGCGTTTATCACATCCTGCCATCTTTGAAGATACCATTGACCTAACGATTTGAAGATATTAACAATTGAATCCCATGCCTGCTTAAATACATTACCGAACCAGGCTGGAGCTTGACTGAACACATCAACAATGCCCTGCCATAACTGAGCAAAGAACTGACCGATGGCATTACATACCCCATCGATGAAATCACAGATGGCCTGCCATACTTGAGTCGCTACCTGTGACACAGTATCCCAGTTCGCAATCAACGCAATCCCAATCGCTACCAATGCAGCGATGGCCGCAATAACTAATGTAATCGGACTGGTTAGGACCGCGAGCGCTCCATTCAGTAGCCACGTTGCAGCAGCAGCAGCAGTCGATGCAGCCGTGTGAAGTGCCATGGACCCTGCAGTGGTTACCCACTGCCAGCCTTGCGCAACTAAGCTGCCAATCATGCTCGCGCTATTGACAACAAAGTCCTTCGCATATAGGGCCGTTAGATACAACGACTCCCCGAACGACTTCAAGTTCCCGATTGACAATCCGACCAGGGCGTTCTTCAGAGTGACAAAGACAGCGCCCAATCCTCCGAGCTGCTCAATGTACGCAGCGAACTGCATGACCTTCCACGCTCCCCAAAACGTACCAACAACCTTAGTGATTCCGGAGATGACCCCTGTATTGTCCTTGCACCAATCACCAATGGCTTGAAGCGCATCGGCTAAGCGCTTAAGAACTTCAACAATGACTCCACCGGTCCACTGAGCAATCGGAGCTAAGAAACTATCGAACAACCACGCAAACGCGTCACCAGCTCCACGCAATACACCGTCTGCAATTTTAACCGCACCAGCTAGTCCACGAATAAACTCCGGAACGATATCCGAAATCGTGTAACTCACTAATGGGCTCATTACATTATCCAGGAACCACAGCAAGCCTTCCCCGATAGTAATCGAGAATGGAGCCAAGGCATCCCAAAACTGACGGAGCGCTTCGTTGATTTTAGGGAAGTCAATATTATTCAAGGTTTTAGTGATAATATCAATGAATCGTGGCAGCCCTTCCCCTAGGACCCAGGACCCTACCGGAACTAAAAAGCGCTCATAAAAATCAATGAGTGCAGTGGCCACAAATTGCTTCAATGGCTCCAGTGCTTCCGCTAGTCGACCCAGCGCCTCGATTGTAGGCTGTAACAATTCTTTGAGTTTTTCTAAAAATTTAACGATAGGACCCGAGTCCTCTTCATTGAATGCATCAGAAAACGACACCTTCGGAAGAGTTAGTGCGCCACCGCCAGGAGCTCCGCCCCCACGGCCACCACCGCCGCCTCCGCCTCCGCCTCCGCCACCACCGTCGGAGTCATCATCTCCGCCGCCGGCAGCTTTTTTGCTCAGCGAGTTAATCTCGTCAAATTTTAGAAGTCCAAGCATTTCCTTTGCTGCCTGCTTGGCAGCTTTCCCAGCTTTACCAATACCATCGCCCAGCTTACCGGCACCAGTTCCAGCATCGCCCAGGTTGTCGGCGATACCGCCTGCAGCATCCTGCACTCCGCTCATGGCTCCACCTAAGCCGCCGCTCGTATTTACAGTCTTACCGAATAAGAGCTGAGTAAACGTAGCAAGGGCACTCGTTGCTGTATTCAAGAATGAAGCAAACGTGTTCAGAGCTGGCATCATAGCATTAAGAATCGGGAGAAATGCATTCCCGATATTAAGCGCGCTATTTTTTAACAGCGCTACAAAGTAAGCAAGACTCGTGGTCGGACCCTGCATGAGAGTCGTCCCGTATTTTTTCGATGCTTGCTCTAAGATAGCCATCATACGGATGGCTTGTTGTGTATTGAAATCTAGCTGAGCCCAAGAGCGCCCGTTCGCGAATTGCTGGAACGCATCCGTGGCTTCTAACATAGCTACATTTACATTGATTCCAAGGTCCTCAATGGCTTCAGTACTTCCGAGCATACCGCTTCGGATTCGGTTCATTACATCGTCCATCGTTCGACCAGTAGCACTGGCAATGACTGAAGACGCCTCAAGCATTTTCACAGTATAGCCAGCCAATTGGTCTGAATCCTTGATAAAGTTACTAAATAAATTGGAGTATACCGCTCCATACTTCAAGGCGTCTGCCTTTGCGATATTGTAAGCGATGGCTCCATTATCGGCCCATTTCAAGAACGACTGCGAGCTCTCTCCCATGGTCCGCTTGATTTGGTTCATAGCCGCGCTGACTTCCAAAGCCATCTGAGTCCCGTAACTACCTACTTTATATAGTGCCCCAGTAATAGCTGCAATTTTTATGGCGTTCCCTATTTTAGAGAACGTTTCATTCATGCCGCCTACATTTTGGTTTACCACCTTCTGAGCATTATCGGTTTGATTCTGAATTTCTTTCAGAGCCTTTTTATAAGGACCCGTCTCGGCTTTAATCAGCACTTGGACCTGCTCCAAGGTTAATGCCATGCATTAGCCCCCTTTCGCATTTTTCATATTTGCATTAAAACGAGCAGCAAACGCACGCATCGCTTCTTTATGCTTTTCTAGCTCTAGCTGCTTCATACGCTCGCTGACTA